TTACGACGCGCGCCCTTTGCCGGCGCTGGTATGAACACATCAATGTTCCGCATAGCTCTGCCAAGTACTTGCATAGAGCAATTGAAAAACACGGTGCTGATAGTTTTGATGTCTACCCAATTGCCTCGGCAGTTGGTGATTTGTCAAATCTAAAAGAACTTGAGAAGATTTTAATTAGTCAATTTGAGACTTTTGCGCCTAATGGGTATAACCTCACATTGGGTGGTGATGGAGTTTTTGGATACAAACAAACTGCAGAGCAGGCTGAAAAAAGCAGAGCTTTGCGTTTGGGTGTAAAACATTCTGAAGAAACAAAGAAAAAAATGTCTTGTGTCCATTCTGGCGAAAACAATCATTTTTTTGGAAAGCGTCATTCAGAAGAAACAAAAAAACGCATATCAGAAGCAAAAAAGGGATGTGTTGGCCCTTGGCTTGGCAAAACAAGAAGTGAAGAGACCAAGAAAAAGATAGCCGAGGCAAACAAAGGAATTTCAAGACCTCATACTGAGGAAACAAAACTTAAAATTTCTTTGGCGCAAAAGGGACGAAAACAAGCACCTCCAAGTGAGGAAACTCGCAGGAAACTGTCTGCGTCTGTCAAAAAATCTTGGGCGTTGCGACGCCAGAACACTTTAACTGAAAGGGTTTAATATGGCCTCTAGCGGCTCCACGCCTATCTCCTTGTACTATTCCACCACTGCCTCCTCAGCACCGACGGCTGGAAACCTCACCAACGGTGAGCTGGCGATGAACATCGCTGATGGTAAGTTGTTCTATAAGGACAACAACGGTGTCGTTCAAACCATCGCCTACAAAAACACCCCTGTCTCAACCCTTTCGGGTTTTGGTACCGGTGTTGCGACGGCTCTGGGTGTTAACACTGGTTCTGCTGGTGCATTCGTAGTCAACGGTGGCGCTCTGGGTACTCCGGCTTCGGGAACTCTGACCAACGCTACTGGCCTGCCGCTTACGACTGGCGTTACTGGCACCCTGCCGGTGGCTAATGGTGGTACTAACGGCACTGCCGCCCCGACTGCTGGTGCTGTTGCTTATGGCACGGGTACTGCTTACGCGTTCACCTCGGCTGGTACGGCTGGTCAGGTTTTGACCTCGAATGGTTCTAGCGCCCCGACTTGGTCAAATGCTTCGGCTGGTACTGTAACTTCTATTTCAGTTGTTTCTGCAAATGGACTTGCCGGCACTGTTGCAAATGCCACAACCACTCCCGCTATTACGCTTTCTACTAGCATTACTGGTGTTCTTAAAGGCAATGGTACTGCAATTAGCGCCGCAACTGCGGGCACTGATTATGTGGCTCCGGGAACGGCAAGCACCTTTACTGCCACACAAACCTTTAGTGGTTCAAGTAGTGCCGTTTCTCATGTAATGGCAAACGCCGCAGAAGTTGTTACGATTTCTGCTACCGCGGCCACTGGCACGATTGCTTATGATGTGACTACGCAGAGCGTTCTGTATTACACGACCAACGCTTCGGCCAACTGGACTGTTAATTTCCGGGGTTCATCGGGCACGTCGCTGAACACTCTGATGTCTACCGGCCAGTCGATTACCGTTGCTTTCCTTGTTACCCAAGGTGGCACTGCTTACTACAACAACGTAGTGCAGGTTGATGGTTCTGCTGTCACCCCGAAGTGGCAAGGTGGTACTGCACCCAGCGCTGGTAATGCTTCTGGTGTTGACGTTTATTCGTACACGATTGTGAAGACGGGTAATGCTGCGTTCACCATCTTTGCTTCGCAGACCAAGTTCGCCTAAGGAGTAAGCCATGCCGTTACTCGGTACTCGTGGAGCAGCATCAGCTCGTGGTTTTGGGCTGTTTTCTTCGCTCACAACTTTGACTACAGACCCGTATTTTAAATACGTCACCATGCTGCTTCACGGCGATGGGACTAACGGCGCTCAGAACAATACGTTCCTAGACTCATCGACTAACAACTTTACGATTACTCGTAATGGCAATACAACTCAGGGTTCGTTCAGCCCGTATGGTAGTAATTGGTCAAATTATTTTGATGCTTATACAAAGTATTTAACTGTAAATGCACAAACAGCACTGAGTTTTGGAACTGGTGATTTTACAATTGAGGCTTGGGTTTATGTAACAAGCATTTCTTCATATGCAGGAATTCTTGAAACTCGCCCGGGGGTAACTGGGCAAACTTATGTTTTTGGAATTTATAATTCATCTGGAAATCGTCTTGATTTTTATATGGGGCCAAGTGTTACAAGATTAACAAGCGCTTCTACTGTAAATTTAAATTCATGGAATCATGTTGCTGTTAGCAGAAGCGGCACAACAGTGCGTTTGTTTATAAATGGCGTTCTTGATGCAAATACCGTAACAACATCTGCAAGCATAGATGCAAACGCAACAACGCAACTTATTGGCACAATTCGAGACGGCGATGGTTATAACTTAAATGGTTATATTTCAAATCTAAGGGTAGTCAAAGGCACTGCTGTTTATACCTCGTCTTTCATCCCCAGCACCGCCCCGCTAACGGCCATCTCCGGCACCTCGCTACTGACCTGTCAATCCAACCGCTTCATTGACAACAGCACTAACGCCTTCGCTATCACGGTCAACGGCACCCCGTCTGTCCAACGCTTCAGCCCGTTCTCACCCACGGCTGCGTACAGCGCAGCGACGGTGGGTGGCAGTGGGTATTTTGATGGGAGTGGGGATTATTTGACTGTGCCAAGCAACGCCGCTTGGGCGTTTGGAACTGGTGACTTTACGATTGAATGTTGGGTAAACCCGTCTACCCAAGGCGGGCATGGAAACAGCAATAACGACTGCATTATTGATTTTAGACCCGGCGTTAATGGCGGCGCTTACGGCACGCTGTATATAAGAAGTAGTGGTACCGGGGTAACTTGGTACGCCAACGGCGCAAACCAGATAAATGGTGGAGCAATACCAAACAACACGTGGACGCATGTTGTTGTCAGCCGAGTAAGTGGTAATACTCGGTTGTTTTTGAATGGCATCCAAAGCGGAGGCACTTACGCGGATAGCACAAACTACGCTCAAGGAACTCCTTGGATTGCGCTATTTAACGACACAATAGGCAGCGGCTTTTTCAATGGGTATATCACCGACATGCGGGTCGTGAAAGGTTCCGGCGTGACCTCGGTGACTGTGCCCACCGCGCCCCTCACCGCTATCACCAACACTCAACTCCTGCTCTCCTACACCAACGGTGGCATCTTCGACAACGCGATGATGAACAACCTAGAGACTGTTGGTAACGCTCAGATTTCTACCAGCGTGGTGAAGTTTGGTAGTGGGTCGATGGCGTTTGATGGTAGTGGGGATAGGCTTTACCAACCGTTGAATCAAAACTTTAACTTTGGTACCGGCGATTTCACCATTGAATTGTGGGTAAACCCGATTAACCAAGGCGGTCACGGTAGCAGCAACAATGATTGTTTGATTGATTTTCGTCCCGGTGGCAACGGCGTATATGGAACTCTTTATATATTTAATAGCGGCACTGGCGTGTATTGGTATGTAAACGGCGCAAATAGAATTGCGGGAGGCGCAATTTCAAACGGTGTGTGGACTCATGTTGCGTTGTGCCGAGCTTCTGGTAGCACAAAATTGTTCTTAAACGGTACACAAAGTGGAAGCACTTATACCGATTCCAACAACTATCTTGTCTCACCAATCATGATTGGCGAATTTAACGACGGAACAGGCGCTGGTAATTTCAACGGCTACATTGACGACCTTCGTATCACTAAGGGCTATGCTCGTTACACCGCTAACTTCAGTGTCCCAACCTCTGCTTTCCCGAACCAGTAACCATGCCAAGAAATAACAAACCAATGCCAAGCCAAGAGCAATTGCGACAGATGCTTGCCTATGATGAAAACACTGGCGTATTGACTTGGCAAGAGCGCAAATTCAGTTCTCCGTTAGCAAGCGGATGGAATACTCGATATGCAAATAAGGCGGCTGGAATAAAAAATTCCGCTGGCTACTTGGTGGTATCAATTGAAAAATCGCGGTTTCTTGCTCATCGTATTGCGTGGAAATGGCTGCATGGAACAGAGCCATCAATAGTTGACCATATTGACGGAGACAGAACAAACAATGCCGCAGGCAATCTGCGTGAAGCAACAGAGTCACTGTCAATGTTCAATAGGCGTCTTTGCCAAGGCAGGTTGCCTCGTGGCGTGCAGCCAAATGGCAACAATTTTGCGGCAAGAATTGCTGGCAGGCATTTAGGAACCTACGCAACCCCAAAGGAAGCGCATGAAGTTTATTGCCGTGCCGCTGAAATGCTTTACCACACCCCGCCTACCGCGGCTTTCCCGAATCAATAAGGATTAATCATGCTCTACTCAAAACTTGGTTCTATCCCGAAACCTGAGACTGATGGCACCGAAGGTTGGATTGAAGTGCCGGAAGCTCCCGCCGCTCCTGAAGGCAAGGAAGTTGTCTGGTGGTATCCGCCGGGCTGGGTGATTCGTGACCCCAAGCCGGAAGGTGATTGGAACTGGAGCCAGTCGGAAGAGAAGTGGGTTGAGGCTGTTGTAGAAACCGAAGCCGCTGCAGAAACCGAAGTCGTTGTGGAAGGCAGCGAAGAAATCGTTGCTGTTGGTACCGCCGGCTCCGCAACCTCGGTGTAAAAAATGGAAGACTTTCTAGCCGTCATCAATACCCTGTGGCCGATTGCGGTTGGTTTCACGGCATTGGTGTTCTGGCTAGCAAAGTCGCATTCAGACATTGAGCAGTTGAAAGAGAAAGTTAAGACCTTGTTTGAGCTGTTCAACGAGAAGACAAAATGAGCCAAGAAACCGAAATCGCCCTGTTGACCAACAAGGTTGAGTCTCTGCACGAAGACATGTCTGAGATGAAAGTGGTGATGCGGGACATTGCTAATGCACTGACTAAACTTGCAATCATTGATGAGCGTCAGGAAAAGATGTCGGAGACTCAGGGCCGTATCTTCAAGTTGCTGGACAACCACGGCGAGCGCATTAACGAGCTTGAGAAAGATGACCGCCGCCAAAGTCTGGCGGTGAATTGGGTTTTCGGTGCAACATGGGCCGCTGCCGGTGCTTTCGGTATGGTCGTTCTGAAGGTCTTGGGCCTGACCTAAGAGGATAAAAATGCTTACTCTGCTCTCTACCCTTATTGGTTTCCTATCCTCCGGCCTGCCGAAGATTATTGACTTCTTCCAAGACAAGTCGGACAAGAAGCACGAGCTTGAGCTTGCGCGTATGCAAACCGAGCGGGAACTGAACCTAGCAGAGATTGGCTACCAAGCCCAAGAGAAGGCAGAAGAAATCAAACTAGAGCAGACTCAAGTAGAGGGGTTCTATGCAGAACGTCAAAGCCTTTATCAGCACGACATTGAGATTGGTAAGGGTGCAGCTCAGTGGGTTATCAACATGCGTGCGATGGTGCGGCCAACAATTACGTTCGGTCTTTTTGCGCTTCTGGTAATCGTTGACATCGCTGGTATTGCCTACGCGTGGGCACACGGCGCGGATTTCAAGGTCATGATGGACACCGTATGGGATGACGAAACCCAAGCAATCTGGGCGTCTATCATTGCGTTCCATTTCGGCAATCGAGCGTTTGGTAAGTAATGAAAATCTCTGCCAAGGGCAGGGCATTGATTGCACACCATGAGGGTGTGAGGCTGCGCCCGTACAAGTGTCCTGCTGGTCTGTATACGGTGGGCGTGGGACATCTAATCGGCGATGGTAAGTCTTTGCCGCCGGAGTGGAATAAAACTTTCACACGGGAGGAAGTCGATGCGCTTCTTGCGGCCGACCTTGATAGGTTTGAGCGTGGTGTTTCTAGACTGTGCCCTGTTCCTCTTACTCAAGGCCAATTTGACGCACTTGTTTCATTTTCATTCAATCTGGGGCTAGGCTGTTTACAGCGAAGTTCTGTGAGAATGAAAACCAATAGAGATGATAAAGAGGGTGCTGTATCATCTTTGATGAAATATTGCAAAGCCGGTGGTAAAGTATTGCCGGGATTAGTAAAAAGGCGAAAAGATGAAGCGGCGCTTTATCAGTCTTAAATAAAAGGTATTCAAGATGACGACTGCGGCTGTTCAAACGTACGATTCTTTGGTCGCTGACATCTCGTCATACCTTGAGCGTACTGACGCCGCAACGCTCCAAAAGATTCCGACCTTTATCATGCTGGCCGAGCAGGTCATTGCCAGCCAAATTAAGTTTCTTGGAAACCTGACTGTTCAGCAGAGCAATATGGTTGCCACCCAGTCGGTGGTTAATAAACCTGCTCGCTGGCACAAGACCGTGTCAATGAATATTACGGTCAATGGAACTCGACAGCCAGTCCTGCTGCGCAAGTATGAATACTTGAGAGAGTATTGGCCTGACGCAACGAATACTAGCGTTCCTGAGTTCTATTCAGATTACGACTATACCCACTGGCTGGTTGCTCCGACCCCGGATGAAGACTATGCCTTTGAGGTTTTGTATTACGAGCGCATTCAACCGTTGGATTCTTCCAATCAGACCAACTGGTTCACCATCTACGCTCCGCAGGCTCTTCTATACGGCTCGTTACTTCAAGCCATGCCGTTCCTGAAAAATGATGAGCGTATGCCGATGTGGCAACAGCAATACGACCTAATTATCCAGACGTTGAAGGCTGAAGATGTCCAACGTACTGGCGACCGCCAAGCCATTGCCGTGGATACCTAATTATGTGGGCCGTCTACATTATTACTAATAAGGCCAATGGCAAGCAATATGTCGGTTTGACTAAAGACATCAAGCGCCGTTGGAATCAGCACGCATCAGCAAACGGAAGCGCTCCTGCTCTTCATGCGGCAATTAAAAAGTATGGCAAGGAAGGATTTGTTTTATCACACATTTGTGATGCATTTGACTTTGAAGCTGCTTGTGATTTTGAGCGGATGCTTATTCAGCAGCACAACACCAAGTCTCCTCATGGTTACAACTTGACGGACGGTGGAGAGGGTGTTGTTGGGCGGCCAATGACGGACGAAGAAAAAGAGATTCGCAGAAAAGCGTCAACGGCTTTTGCTGCCTCATTGTCCCCAGAGGAAAGGTCACAAAAGTTTGGTTGGGCCAAAGGGCGCAAATGGACTCCTGAGCAAATTAAACAAATCAGTGAGTCCAACAAAGGCAGGAATCTTGGTAAAACGCTGTCTGAAGAAACGCGACAAAAAATGTCTGCTGCTCATAAGGCGCGTCCACGCAAGCCTTTAAGCGAAGAGACAAAAGAAAAAATTCGTCAGTCACTTTTGGGTCGCAAGATGCCAGAATCGGAAAAACCTAAGCATGCTAGTTTTACTGGTCGCAAGCATTCCGAAGAGACTAAAGCCAAGATTAGCGCTTCCAATATTGCGACAAAGGCTCTTATGAAGGCCAAGAGACTAGCTGAAGAAGGAATATCAAATGACTAGTTATAATAGTCCGTTCGTTGGAACCGTGGTGCAGCCGACGGACGTTTCTTACCGTTCTGTTACGCTGTCTGCCAATACTCAACTTCAGTGGCCTATCAATGGTAACGCGACGGATGATTACGCCGCTCGGATTATGCAGGTCACGGCAACGGCACCCGGCTTGGAATTGCGTATGCCTCCAGCCAACCAAACGTCGGTTGGTAACGACGCACTGATTCGCAACGTCGGGGCTAATTCCTTTACTGTTAAAAACTATGCAGGAACAAACACAATCATCACGATTGCCGCTGGTGAGGCGAAGTACATCTACATCACGGCGAATCCGACGGAACAAGGCACTTGGGGCATCATTGCCTTCGGCACGGGGTCATCGAGCGCTGATGCGGCAACTCTGGCGGGATATGGTCTTCTGGCTGTTACGACAACGCTGAACCAGTCTCACCCAGTTACTACGTTCGGTTCTAGCGCTACAGCAGACTCCACTTATCGCGCCCAGGCTTACGTTTGGACAGGCGGGGCTGGGACTCTTACTCTTGATAATGCCTCTACCCTTGGCAACAACTGGTTTGTCATGGTGCGTAACGGTGGAACGGGCGCGCTGACTGTTGCAACTACCGGTGGTCAGTCTATTAACGGGTCTGGAACCGTCACGATGCAGCCGAACGATTCGGCCATCATCGTGTGTAGTGGGACTGCTTTCTATACGGTTGGTTTGGGTAAGTCGACTCAGTTCAACTTTACCCAGCTTACCAAAGCCGTCACCAATGGTTCTTATACCCTGACTGCGGTTGAGGCATCCAACGTCATCCAAAAGTACACCGGAACTCTTACCGGTAACGTGACCATTGTCGTTCCTCAGACGGTTCAGGTTTACTACATTGTCAACAATACTGTTGGCGGTGTTGGTAACTATACGGTAACCCTAACAACCGGCATTGGTAACGTCGCAACAATTTCTGCTGGCAATCAAGCAACTTTGATTTGCGATTCAGTTAACTTGTTGAATGCAAACACGGTTCTTGCTGGCGCCTCTAACATTAGCCTGAACAATGGCAGTGTTGGCGCTCCTTCATTGAACTTTTCTAGCGAAACCACGACTGGTATTTATCGTGCTGCCGCTGGTGAGTTTGACATTGCAATCCTTGGTGCAAACAGGCTTGCTTTGACTGCTACTGGATTGGCTATTGATGGCACGGGTAACTTTACCGGCGGCATTTCTGGCGGAACCTTCCCATGACAAAGAAGGTCTTTTCGCTTGATACCCAACCCGGCATTCAGCGGGACGGTACCGAGTTTGATAAGAACTATCACACTGACGGAAGGTGGGTGAGGTTTCAGCGTGGCCGCCCGCGGAAGATTGGCGGTTATCGCGCTATTACAACCTCTGCTGATGGTATCTCGAGGGGTCTTTTTGTTAACTCAGAAGACGGCCTGAATACTATTTACAACGGTTACGATGCCGGCCTTGAGGTTCTCAACATTGACAACAACGGTGTTGGTGCCGGGGTCAATGAAGTTCAGTTTGGTGGAAACATTCTGACCCTAAACACGCTTGTTGGCGGGTCTCTGTATACCAATGGCACCTATACAAATGTTTCTTTTACTGGTGGCTCTGGAAATGGCGCAAAGGCCACTGTTGTCGTTTCTGGTGGAGCTGTTACTTCTGTCACCATTACGGCTGGTGGTAGTTACTATCTGACCGGAAACACATTGAGCGCGGCTGCTGCAAGCATTGGTGGCACTGGCTCTGGGTTTTCTATTAAGGTTGCGACCATAAACAATGGCTTTACGTCTAGCAATCTTAACCTCTGGCAGTTTGATGCTGAATACGATGTAACTGGTGGGACTACGTTGATTCTTGCCCACCCAGGGCAGAACCTAGCGCAAATTGACGCGACCACAGATACGCCTGTTCTGGCGACTTCGGTTAACAGCCTGATTTCTACCCCGCTTCGAGACATCAACGGACCGTCCCCGACGGGAAATACAGTAGAGGTCTCTGGTGGTGTGTGCGTTCTCCACCCATATGTGTTTGTGTACGGTAACAACGGGCTAATCAAGAATTCTGCCGGCGGAGACCCGTTTGACTGGAATTCCGCAGACGCCAACGAAGTCAACGTAGCGTCGACCAAGATTGTTAAGGGTCTACCGGTTCGTGGTGGCTCTAACTCGCCGTCAGGTCTTTTCTGGGCGCTGGACTCTTTGATTCGCGTATCCCTCGCGCCCCAAAGTCTTGGCGTTGCAGGAACCCCTAATTTCGCGCCGACCAACTACTGGCGGTACGACATCATCTCAACCCAAACATCAATCCTATCTTCTCAGTCTGTCATTGAGTACGACGGAATTTATTACTGGTGCGGTGTTGATAGATTCCTGTTATACAACGGTGTTGTTAAAGAGATTCCGAATCAGTTCAACCAGAACTTCTTTTTTGACAACCTGAACTACGAACAGCGCCAAAAAGTCTGGGCAACCAAGGTTCCTCGATACGGTGAGATTTGGTGGTTCTATCCTTCTGGTACGTCTGAAGAATGTAACAACGCCATCATCTACAACATCCGCGAAGGTTGTTGGTATGACGCTGGGTTCTCTGATGGTGCTGCGCGTTCGGCCGGATACTTCTCGCAGGTGTTCCGCTTCCCAATTAACGCCGGCGTAGACCTATCCACTCAAGAAGTCATCTTTAGTTCCTCTATTACTACTTTTAACACCAGTAGTAACATTGAAATGGCCGCGACAAACCAAATTGGGTACGGCCAACTTGTGGTTGCGGCAGGTATCCCTTCTGGAGCCTATGTGGTGGCCATAGCGCCATCCGCGACCCCGGGCAATATCACGGTGACACTTAGCGCCGCTGCGACCGCCTCAGCGACTGTGGTGGCCTCGTTCCAAACGATGCCCGATAAAATTACGCTGTGGCAGCATGAAGTTGGAACCGACCGAGTTGTTAATCAGTCTTTCAATGCTATTCAGAGTTATTTTGTAACTTCTGACCTTGGTTGGATTTCTGGTGGCCCCTATCAATCGCCGGCCCCGACTCAAGGTGGCATCGGGGATAACTACTGGCTGCACATTGAGCGGATTGAGCCAGACTTTATTATGTCCGGAGAAATGACCTGTCAGGTTATTGGCCGACCGTATGCTCAATCTGCATCAAAAATTTCTGACCCGTATTATTTTGATGACAATACGGGGAAAATTGACATGCGCGAGCAGCGTCGAGAGTTGCGATTGAAGTTTGAAAGTAATGTTGTTGGCGGTGATTACCAAATGGGTAAAATACTGCTTAATGCTAACGTT